TAACGAGTTTACATCAGTTCTATGCTTATAATACACGTCATGGTTACCAGTTATAGCAATTAAATTAAAATTTTCAAAGATATTCAGTATATCTGCCGAAATTTGCAGTGTACTCACTGAAATCTCACTGCGATTATGGTGCCAATCACCACAAAACATAATGTCTTTAATGTTTTGACGTTCAAACTCCGAAGCCAACCACTTAGCCCATGTTACAGCTATGTCATGCCATTGAGCGCTGTTAGTATGTACCCCTAAATGTAGATCTGATACTATACCTATCCTTGGTTTATTAATCTTTATCATACGTGTCATCATCATCATACACAGGCTTTACATAAATATAAGCTCCACCATTTTCTGGATCGGTCATAATATCTTCGTATAGCCTATCGCGGTAGTTTTTTTCCGCATTACGATGTCTTTCTTCCTTTTTAATGCGATTAATAAAGGCATTAAATGCGATCGTTGTAAAATATGCAAATGGATTAGCTTCAGTATCAAAATTATACTTTTTACGTGATAGAGCGGAATACATTTTAATGAGAGCATCACCAATCATATCATCTTTATAAGTATAGTTAATAAAATTACTCTTATAGCTTAGACCGTAAGCAATCTTTTTAATATTCTCTGCTAAATCGTCTGTCAAGTTATCAGTATCGTAAAATTTCTTTAAAGATTCTTTAAACTCTTTAGGACTTATATAATAATTAGCACTCGACATATACCATTATATTGTACTATATATAAAAATCAATGTATTTTTATATCTTTAATAGAAAAAGGTATCTTTTCTTTATTATAGATTTTAATACGCTCAGCGCCATGGCGTTCACCATAATGTAACATATCACACATATCAATAATAATTAATTTAGTTTTATTAGCATGAAGCCGTAAGCCACGACCAATTGACTGTACTGTACGTATAAATGACTTACCACCTGCAGCAAAAACAATGTTATGAAGGTTTTTAATGTTAACACCTGTAGAAAATATAGCACTAATAGCAATACAAACTACATTATCGTGACTTTCCATAATTTTTTTAATGTTTTCACGTTCATCTACATCTACTTCACCCCTAATAAAGTAAATTTGCCTATTATTACACTCCTTTATTAGAGTTTCATACAATATTTCACCGTGTTTGATGTGATTTACCAATATTAGCGTGTTATTTGTTAGTTTATTACACAATCTTGCTAATAAATCGTTTCTTTTTACACTTTCATATATAAAATCCAGCTCATTACGGTATGAACTGGTAGATAATTGTGGTATTTGAACGTTACCGTGGTCAATATTAAGTATTTTCACCTCAACATTGGTCAAAAACTTCTCACTACGTAGTTCTGCGCTCGATTTATCGTATAAGACAGGACCGAGCCGCCCCATTGTAAACCACTTTTCAATATTATCCTCAGAAAGTGTACCTGTAAAGCCATATCTATTACGAGTCTTTATTTTAGCTATAATTTTGCTAATTTTATTAGTAGGTTTGATTTTGTGACACTCATCAATTATAAGAAGATCAACATATTTTACCCACTCACTGCTATCAAATTGAGATTGTAGTATACCTATGTTACATACTGTTACATTGGCTAGAAGATCAGGCTTGTTTGAACCCGTCCAATACGTTGTTGTATAACTAATACCACATATATTAAATTCATTATACGTTTGAGTTACGAGAGATAAATCGGGAACAATTACAAGACACCTAAAGGTAGTTTTATTGTTACAATTACGAAAGTAATTTTCAATTAAAGCCGCAGTTGTAAGGGTTTTACCGGCGCCGGTACCTAGTATACACGTACCCCATCCAAATTTTAGAGCTTTCTTAATAACATCTGACTGATAGTCTCTTAATTCTAGATTAAATTTATCGTAAAACTCACAATCTATACCAACATTAAGCGCTTGAGTTAATTTTTCAGTAATTAATACAGCTGCCGTAATTTGATTGTTAATAAAATATTTTCTAATTTCCCAATATAATCCCAAATCACACGAACCGGTAGGTGTAATTATATATTTTCTAGTAGAAATCTTTACATTTCCTCTTCCAAAACGCCTTTGAATAAAAGCTGCGTTTTTATTTTTTACACTAAAGTGTTCACGCAACTCACTAAAAATATTTTCATCATTACAACGTATTAAAAGCTTGTTTGTAGGCTTATTATAGTCTAATTCAATCATAATTGCTCAAGCTTTTGTATTTCAATAATGTTTTTAATATCAAACCCCATACCACCCATAATTTTTTCGACTTTTTCGAGATATTCTATGACAAACTCGTAATCCTTTATCTTAATATTAATATTTTGCAGTTCATCAGATGTTTCTGCAGCTATTTCCGCTGTTTGTTGTGTAATTCTAACAGGCGACTCATTAATAACGCGTTTAACAAGAGATTCTTTAATAGATTTCTTATGTTTTATTAGTTTAAAATGAGCGATCTTAGCATCAATTAATCTAGCTGCCCAAAAATGCTTGCGTGATGGCAATTTAAGCTGAACGTCTTTAATATTAAAGTCATTTATTATAAGGTCCTTACCTATCTCTTCTTTATATCGTTCTATCAAATCCACATTATTATTATAAATATATTTAGTCATGAAATCAACTGTAAATTTTAAAGAATATTTTGACTTATATGTTGAAAATATGACATCTGGTGGTGTTATGGGTGGTAGTGCAGGTGGATTTAGCGCTAATAAACCTATTAGCTTTGACTTTTATGCACCGGGTGATGCAAGAATAGCTACACCTGACAAATATATTCGAACTAGATCTGGTGTTATACGACGAGGTAAGCGTAAAGCTAAGCGTAAAGCTAAACGTAAGAATAAGAGATAATGGATTTAGGCCACTGGACTACCTTATTAGATACGTCAACCGGTACTGTACCGTATGGGTTTATATATAAAATCACATGTTTAGTTAATTCTAGGTCATATATCGGTAAGAAACAGTGCAAGACTATATTTAAACGCAAGCCTTTAAAGGGAAAGCGTAATAAACGTCATGAAGAACGTGAAACTGACTGGAAAATATATACTTCATCATCAAGAGAGCTTAATGAAGATATAGTTTTGTATGGTATAGATAAGTTTACTTTTGAAATCCTACGCTTTTGTAATTCAAAATTTGAATTATCTTACTTTGAAGCTAAACTTCAATTTGAAGAAGAAGTATTACTAAGGGATGACTATTACAACGGAATTATTAACTTGCGAATTGGTAGACCAAAAAACGCAAATGACTATAGATCACAAGATACCTCGCTACAATCTTAAATTATTAAATTTTGACTTTGTTCTTAAAGAAACATTTTATAAATTTAATAATGACATAAATTTATATGGTATTGGTAATGATTTTAAAAGGAAAGACACACAAAAGTTCTTTATTAATGCGTTAATTATTGCTATTTGTGAAAGAATGAAAATAGGTAAAATAGCGTTATATATTAACAAAAATACACTATATTTAAATAATGAAGAGAGAGATACAGTTCTTAATATTTCTCTAAAAACCATTAAAAAATTACCCTTTCAGTTTATACTTAGCGATATACCAGTTGATTTTTTTATCAATGAGATACATAATAATGTTGTTGAATCGGTGGTAATACTCGAAACACAGTTACATTATACTAACAATTACGACACTCTTAAGTACTCGCTTAAGGATCTAGTTAAGTTCCTTAAGGTACACAAATTAAGTTATCTATATGACGTATACTTTAAGCAGATAGCTAACAAATTACTGGTAGTTAAATAAATAAAGACATGAGTAAGTTTTTAAATTTAGTAGAAAATAATCTACCGCCTCAATACCCCGATAAAAACGGAGAAGTTATAAAAGAATTACAAAGTCTTTTTGACAGTAAAGGTATAAAGGCTACATCTAAAACCTTTAAGTATATTATAACTATTACATTAGGTAATAAACTTATTGATTTAGAACTTAAGCATGTTTCTGAAAAGATTGGTAAAGAAAAGATTGGTGAAGAAGACGAAGATGTACTTGCAAGTGTATTGGGGATGGATCCAACAAAATTAATAAAGAATCCACCAATAGCTAGAGCCAAGAAAGATATGGAAACAGGTATTATGAAAATGGCTAATGACTTAAGATCGTCTGTAGCAAATACAAATAAGGCGCGATATTAATAATATATATATGAAAGTTAAACAACTATTCAAAAAGTATTATAGAATACTTAACGAACAAGAACCTGTCGTACCGGCAGAAATAGCACCTCCACCAGAAGTAGCTCCAGCTGAGCCTGCAATTAAGCCAATGGATACAAATGAAAAGATAGTTATTAAGATCTTAACAAATGCATTCATTTTTGATAAGACTCGTTTTGATATGAATAAGCGTAAGTTTATTGACAATAAGCTTGTTGAAATACGAAACGCCATAAACGTACCAGTAGCGGGTATAATAGATGAGATTAAAAAAATAATAAATCTCGATAAAAGCTTATATATCGAATCAAAAACATTAAAATTATTACTGAAATATAATTTAATGTTAGAGCAACCAGCTGATGCAACTGAACCTCAACCAGGTACAGAAACAGGCAACCCACCAAGTGAACAACCTACAGCACCTACTGAGGTAATTAACAGCTTAAATCTTGCCGAAATATTTCAAACTGAGTATAAGGAACTTATTATTGAAGCTTTACATCATGTACCTAAACCAGAAGAAATAATTACTCTCAGAACTGTGGTAAGTGAATTTGGCGAAACAGATCCAGAAAGAATTGTAATAGCTATTAAGGATTTGCTTAATCTTAGTGAGGATACTAGTTTATCAACTGCTCAAGAAGAAAGAAGACGGAAGAGTACTGACTCGACCGACGATGATAGTATCGAACAATATCTTGCAAATGCGTAATAAACAACTATCTAGCATTTACAGAGAGAGTGTCTTAGGCCAACCTGTTCAAAGACCGATATATTTGCATGTTTTAAGAGAGGCTGATGAAAAGCCTAAAAAATATAGTAGAAAGGAACTTGCA